CGTGCCGAGCGACCGCCTGGGAATCTTGTAATCAAACCGCCCTGCCATGCCGTTCATCTCGGCGAGGAAAGCCTCGAGCCGTGCAAGGTCAGTGCCGGAGAGGTTGAGATACCCCGCCTGAAATGCGAACAGCGCACCGGGCACTTCCAACGTGTCGGTGCCCTTGGTGAAGGGGCTGGTGTGTGTGAAGACGTTCGATACGAACCGGTACTCGAACGTCTGCGGGTACGGGCTGCGTGCTGGTACTGGAAAGGCTGTGGCCATGGCTCTATCGCCGCGCGAATGCGCCGTTAGTGTTCATTGACTGCATGATTTCCGCTTTTGCTTGGTCCTTGGCTGCGAGCATTGCCTGCATGATGGTTGCGCGGTCGGAGCGACTATCGACGTTTATGGTCTGGTGGATGGTCACGCCACCCGTACCAGTGCCGCTCGGCCACACGGTCATGCCAGTACGCCCGCCGTAAATCACTTCTGGTCCACGGTCGCCCGCGATACCGAACTGCCCAGGTTGAAGGTACCCACCCTTGCCGAAGATTTGCCCACCGTAGGCAGCCGAACCACCTGCACCGCTGATGAGTTTGAGGATGTCGACGATGGTAGTGATCTTGCCGCCGCCCTGTGCCTTTAGCAGCCGTTGCATTTCCTCAATGAGCGGGTTCAGTATGAACATCTGCACAATGACCTTCTTCAGGTCCTCGAGCAAGGACTGGAAGAAGTTTTTATCCGTGTCGCCTTCAATCCACTTACCGAGGGAGCTGAGCATCATCACGCCGAGCTGTTCAACACTGTCCTTGGTGTCAGCGGCGGCACCGGCAATACCAAGCAATGCTCGCTTCGCCTTCTCGGCCTGCTCGTGCGAAATGTTACCGAGTACCACCTCGGCTTCGATAAGCCGCAGCAGCCGGTCGGCGCGCTCTTCATCGGCCTCGCCCGTCAACTGCTTTATGGTCTCGATATCGGACTTGCGCTGTGCGTCGGCAGCCTTGCGCTCATCGGCCAGCGTGCGCTCGCGTATGCGCTGGTTCTCTACTGCCTGCGCCTGCGCTGCAAGCATCACCAGCATTTCCTGCTGACCTTCGTTCAACGTACCGAACGATCCCTTGCGTATCTCGTACAGAGTGCGCTCGACGATGGACATCTCCTCCGTCTGCGCTATGGCCTCGTTCAGCTTGTTTATGTACGCCTCGTACGCCTTGGTCTCGGCGTCGATGGTCTCCTTCTTTGCCTTTGGTGGCGTGCCACGGGTACCCCGTGGGGGCGTTACCGTGCCGCTCGATGCCGGGAAGTTCGCCTCGAACACCCCCTCGCCACGCAGGTTCTTCAACTGGCGCAGGTACTCGATTCGGCGCTCGATGCGCTTTATCTCGGCTTCTGCCTGCCGCCGCGTAACCCCGCCGTCGATGTCGTCACCGGCAGCGTCCTGCATGCTGACCATCTTCGTGTAGAGCTTGTCAATCTCATCACGTGAGGCCTTTATGTTTTCGTCCAGGCTCTTGAAGGGGTCAACGTTCCAGCCGCCCTGTATCAATGCTTCTTTGAACGAGCCGAACGTCGACAGCCCGATTTGCAGCTCTTGCGCAAACCGGTTTAGCGTTGGAAGCACCGTACCCACTAGGTCGCGAGCAAGGTCCAGCACCACGGTCTTGAGCTTGTCGACCTCATCGTTGAACTGTGCTGCGGCCTTTACATCGTCCTCGCCCATGACGATGCCTAGCTTGCGGGCCTCTTCACGGAGCTTCTCGAGGCCCTCCCTGCCTTGATTGAGGAAGGGTATGAGCTTGGCACCACTGCGCCCGAACAGCTCTTGTGCCAGTGCTGACTTCTCTGCGCCGTCCCTGTAGGTCTTGAACTTGTCCGCAATCTGAAGCAGGGCTTCTTCAGTCGAGATGACAGCCCCGTTCGCTTCCTTGACCTTGATGCCCAAGTCGTTGAAGGTGCGCGACGCCTCCTTGGACCCGGCACCCGCTGCGTCGAGCTGCTTGTTTAGCCGCGACAAGGCAACGTCTAGGTTCTCGACACCTATGCCGCTGAACTGCGCGGCATACTGTATTTCTTGCAGTCCTGATATCGTGAGACCTAGTGCCTGTGAGCGCTCCTCTATCTGGTCTAGACCATCAACGACTGACTGGAAGGCGCGCACGATAAGCCCGAGCGACACCCCCTGCCCAATGCCCTTGAGCACGCTACCGAACGCACCGAGCTGCTGATTGGTGCGCGCAATCTCGTTCTGTATCTTGCGCAGTTCAGGTGTGAACTTGTCCTCTGCAACAATCTCAGCCGGTATGCGTGCGGTGGCCATCTAGTCTTCTCGTTTCTCTAGTGCATCGCGAATGGTAAGCATGCCCTCAATCAGTATGTCGGGGTCCTCTACGGGGTACATGGCTGCGTACATGACCAACGACATTGGCTGCCAGCCCCCACAGAAAGCCCATGCGTCCATCACATTCATCTCCGCTATGGTTGGCGGGTCAGGCTGCTGTAACGCATCACCGAAGCCCATCTCAATCAGTTTGCGCGCGTCCGCTTGGTTACGTTGCCACGAAACGCGCGCTGCTAATTTTTTGTGAGGGCCTCTAGTTTCGTATTGCGCTCCTTTATGCGCTCCATCAGTTCGCCCGATAAGAAGTCCTCGATGTCGGGGCGTTCATCGAGCAACAGCACCACCGCTGCGGGCTCCCACAGCAGCGGCTCCTGCCCACCGTCGGGCAGTACATCGCCAACGGTGGGTCCGGTCCAGCCGACCAAGGCGCGCTCCAACAGGGTGCGCGCCCATACGAAGTTCGCGTTGCCGTACTGCTCGGTCACCTGAGCAACGGTGGCCCGCGTTTCGTGCCTCGTCGGAAGCCGCAACGTGTACGAGTGCCCCTTGTACACGGCTGTGAATGTGCGGGCGGCTTCAGACTTCTCTTTTAGTTGTTTCAAATCCACGGCTGCTCCTTACGTTGAGTAGCGCACCGGGTCAGCGGCGTACGACAGGTCAATCTTCGACGTCAGCGGTTCCGCACTGGCAACGTTCGGCGTCTTCTGCAATGACCAGTAAGCATTCGCCACCAGTTTCGAACCGTTCGGGAACGAAAGCAGGAAGCCAACACCTGTCGCACTGTCGCTCGCGGCGGAAACCGTTGCGTACCAAGACAGGGTCGGGTCATCGAAGAAGTCCATGGTCATGGTGACCGGGTTGCGCTGCGTGGGTATCTGTTTCTTAATCTGGTCAACAATCGTCGTGATGTCGGTGTACTGCTGGTCACCGCCACTCGGAGTGATGCCCTTGATTTGCGAAAGGTTCGCCCATGCAGTAATGCGCCGCACGCTGCCCGTGCCAGTACCCGCCGGATACTTGGTGGTATTGGTGGTGTTGATGCCTTCGAGCGTGACGTCGTTGACGTTAACGGTTTTTGCCCGCACGATTTTCATCGTGAGGTAGTCCCAGCCTGACGTGATTTCCAGGTACTCGCCCTGCGAAATCCCGTGCCCTGCTTGCACGGTGGCCACGGCTTCGGCCGCGTTGCTGAGTGCCGTGATGTTGTAAGAAGCGCCATACGTCGATGCTATCGCTGGCTGACTTCCCGTTGCTAGAGTGATGGCCATGCTAACTGCTCCCTTTGAAGGTTATGAAAAACCAGCGACACACTACATCTTCACAGCGTTTTCCAACCGTCGTGCGATGCCTGCTTCAAGCGCATCGATGACGGCTGGCTTTGCCGCATACACTGCGAACCACAATGGGCGGCGCGGCTTGATACCGGGGTGCCTGACCCTGCCGTAGAACTTGCCACCTATCAACAAGGCACGCTTGGTGCTCGGCTCTATCCAGTGAGCCTTTGTCCCGCTTTCAATGAACCGAGCGTAGTACGCCTTTTCGTTGCCGAGCGTTACATACCCGACAACGGTTTTCTTGCGATTGAACACACTGGCGCGCACCGAATCACGCAGCGCGCCAGTCTTTACCGGTACGCGCGCCTTGACCTCGTTCTTGAGCAGTTCAGCGGCCTCGCTCATCGCGCCGCGCATAACCTTGCTCGCAAACGACAGCTCAACTTTCTTGAGCTCCTCTTTGAACTTCACTAGGTTCTGGGTCTTGACCTTGATTTGAATCATTCGAAGAACCCCCGTTTGTACTGCACACCTACCACCACGAAGAACCAACGGCCCTCGCTCTCGGCATCGGGCTGCGTGGGTGCCGTCACCTCTTCGACGACGAAGTTCGGGTCGCCCGGTGCGTTCCAGTTCCGAAAGTAGGCACGCACCGTATCCGCGAATTCTACTGCCGCAGTGTCGCCATTACCTGCTTCATTAGCAATCACCACATAACAAATGCCGCGCTCCTCCCAGTAGGAGGGCGGGTCGATGGTCTCGCGCGTTTCCGATAGCGGCGCAAACTCCAAGGTCATCCACAGCGTAGGTAGTGTTTCCTGTGTAACCTCGTGCGCAATGGTGTCAAAGTACGGCACCGACGGGAAGCCCGTGGCTACAGCCTGCCTGAATGCGGTGCGTACCGTAGCTGATGACATGGTCAGTTCGCCTCGAGCTGCACCAGTATCAACGGCAAGGTGTTCTTCGCCATGATAGGGGCAGATGATTCAATCGTGTAGGTACGTACGAAGCCACCCACAGCCACGCGAATCTTGTCGAACTTCGCGGGCATGCGGTTCGGCGGTGCAAAGTCGTCCGGGTTGAGTATGGCAGTGGCAGGCATGGTGTCGATGTCGGCTTGCAGCACCACTGACTCCGTATTGCGGTACACCACCACCTTGATGAGCCGCCCGGTGGTCGAGTTCTTCTCAAAGAACTCGGCATCCGTTCCATAGGCAACAAGTGCCTCCTTCGCGGTGGCGGCAATGGCATCGAAGTCAATGGCGGGCAGGCTCATACGTAACCGCGCTTGTAGAAGTTGAGGATGGACACGTAGTTCTGCAGTTCGACAGGCGCACCGCTCACGTCAAACGAGCCGGAGATGCCCCCCTTGGCTGACGACGCACTGGTGTCAAATGCCACCGCAAGCGCGCCGCCACCCAAGCCGATGGACCGAATGGCACTGCTGCCGGTGGCACTGCTGCTGACGATGGCATCCTCCGTCGGGGTCATGCCGCACTTAACACCTACGCAGTCGGCGTACGCCTGTGCGAGGTCCTCGGGCACTTCGGTGGGCAGGTAGCCACCTGTGTAGGTGGTTTCGATGAGCTCGGCGCGGTGCAGCCATGGGTAGTCGTATTTCGCGTAGTAGTACCCGGCTGCCGCGTTGATGCGGTACTGGCTCACGTCGCTTTCCACACCGTCGAGCAGCACCGCATCGAGCGACACCAGCGGGTACGCCCACACGTACACCCGCGATACTCGGTTGTAGTGCGTGGCCTCGAGCACTATGTCGCGCTGTGCCAGCCCTCGGTCGCAGTATTGCTCGAACCACGTAGTGACCAACGGCATAGCCATCGCCAGCAGCGTATCGTAACTATCGTCGTCAGTTTCATACCCTAACCTTGTCTTCACGAGTTCGGGTGTCAACAGATTCATGCTTGTCCCCCAAGCAGCGGTTCCCAAGCGGTCTGGCCTGCTGTGGGTACCGCATCGGTGCTCTCAGTGGCGAGCCACAGGTATCCGTGATACGACACGACCGCGCCTTTCTCGTACAGCCTGCCAGCCCTGTACGCCTTCTGCCACACGCCGAACAGCCCGGTCTTCCCTTGCGGCCCTGCATCGCCGCGCTCGCCGCGTTGCCCTTGTTCGCCTTTCTCGCCGCGCGCACCGGCAAGGCCTCGCGGCCCCGGTGTGCCATCAGCGCCGCGCTTGCCCTGCTTGGCCACGAGCAGCCATGCGCTGCTCTTGCTTGGTTCTTGCCCCATGCTCTGTGCTTCGGTCATGCGCCATGTGCAGCCTTCCCACGCCACCTCGTCATTGAAAGCGTAGGTGCGTTCGGCTAGCCACTTGCCAAGATGCACCGGCACGCGATGGTCAAAGGCACCGCGCAGTTCCGTTCCATCGGTCATGCGCAGGCACAGCGTCAGTTCGCGTGGTCCGGTGGCTTCGACGTTCATGGTGTCGATGCCGCGCGCGATGCACCTCCATTCGCCACCGGCACCGGGTTCTTCATGCGTGTCACACTTGGCTTGCCACGTGCCGCCCCGGTGCGCCACCGCAGCGGCGCGCGTGTAGGTGCCCGGTGCCCACAGCAGCACCTCGGGCAGCAGGCCGGGGTCGCCCTGTGGCCCCGGCTGCCCCTGTGGCCCCGGCAGGCCGCGCTCGCCACGGGCACCGGGCTCGCCCTGCGCCCCCTGCACCCCCGGTGGCCCCTGCCTACCCGGTAGCCCCTGTGGCCCCGGCTCGCCCTGTGGCCCCGCCACGCCTCGTTCGCCCTGTGGCCCTTGTGGCCCTACCTGACCGGGCTCGCCCGAGGCACCTTGCGACCCCTGTGGCCCCGGCTGGCCCTGCGGCCCCGGCAGGCCGCGCTCGCCCGGCTGCCCCGGTGGCCCCATGGGGCCGGGTTCGCCCGGCTGGCCTTCTGGCCCCGGCAGGCCGCGCTCGCCCTGTGGCCCCTGCTTGCCCTGTGGCCCCGGCTCGCCGCGCTCAGGTGGCGGTGCCGGTGGTGTGGCGTCGAGGTCTTTCACCTTGTC